CACTCACAGGCACCACGTTGGACAACAACATGAATGATGCACTGCTTTATGCTGCCAAGATACAAGATTTTAGCGCAACTGCGGTGAATCTTACAACCACTTCGGGACCAGTCACAGTGGATTATACCACCGGACATTATCAAAGACTGGCACCGTCCACTGGCAGTGTGAGTTTGGGTTTTGTGAAATGGCCACCCAGTGGTAGTTATGGTTATCTTAAATTGCAAATTGTTGTTACCAATACTGCTTACACAGTGACATTGCCTGCGTCTGTGACACTTGGTGTCACTGGTATACAAGGATATTCGGGCGGAGTTATTACATTTGCTGCCACAGGCACATATGAATTTGGATTTGGTACTAGCGATGGTGGAACCACAATCACTGTGTTTGATTTAAATCGTCCGTTAAGTACATTTTCTGGTCCAGTGAATATCACAGCCAACACAGTGAGTACCAGCACTACCACAGGTGCATTAACAGTTGCTGGCGGTGTAGGTATTGTGGGCAACATAAACATTGGCGGTAATTTAAAGACTTATACCAGCTCAGGCAATGTGGCGTTTCAGGCTCTGGACACTGGCATTGTGGAATTTAGAACTCCTGCCCTGATCCCGGCCAACACCGCTGGTGCACTAAACATTGTGGGCAGCGCCGATGGTTCGTATCAGCCAGTATACAACACTGGAAGCATGGTGCATGTGACAGGCAATGATGGTGTGTCATGCAGAACCACACTTGACACATTTGGAACCGGCGCTGCCGTTCAGTCATCACTGGTAATGCGATTAGCTCGCGGCACAGCGGCCGCGCCAACAGCAGTGCAGTCTGGTGATATTTTAGCACGAATAACTGGTTCAGGATTTGGCAACGCCAGTGGCTATGTGTTGGCCGCAGGCAACATTGGAACCTTGGGTATTGACTTTGTTTCCTTGGAAAACTACACCACTGCCAACGCAGGCAGTGCTTTGAAGTTTTACACCTCGCCTGTTGGCGCTGTTACCAAAACACTCAGCGCCAACATCACTGCCAATGTGAGTACATTCCCAAGTATATCAAGCACAGGCAACGTTCTTACCAGTGCAGGTAATGTGCTAATCACAGGCGGCTTGGGAGGAGTGGGGTATACTAATGGTGCTGGTGGTGCGGTTGTGCAGACTGGTAACAAAGGTGGTGGCGTTGGACTCAACAAACAGTCTGGTGAGATCACCATGCAAAACACCAACTTGGCTGCAGACACTATAGTAAGTTTTGTATTGACCAACACCACAATTGGTGCAAATGATTTATTAGTATTACAGCATCAGAGTGGTGGCACACTGGGTGCGTACACTTTCAATGCCTCTTGTGCAGCAGGTAGTGCCACAATATATGTTAGAAACAATACTGCTGGTACACTTGGCGAAGCATTGGTCATACGCTATGCTGTGATCAAAGGTGCTGTTGCCTAATTAATTTGTAAAATTCAGGAAACGTAGAGGCTAGATCTTGTTTGCGCAACAGGTCTAGCTTTTTTGTTGTGCTCCAAAACTTTGCCCATAACTCGGGTTGATTGTCTAGTGGCATGTCCATGAAGTCTAGTATGCTAGCAACTTGATGTCCGGCTCCTGCAAGATGTGTTCTAACTTGTGCTTTGACTAGATCAGGCAACACCCGCACATTGATATGTTGTGGATGATGCACCATGTTAAAGAAGTAGCCTATACCACGCTGTTTAAAATACTGTTCAATGTCTTGAATGTACCAGATGTTGTAGGCACACACAGTTACACAAACGCACATGCTGATATTAGGGTGTTTGCGTACTAGTTCTTGATAGCGATCCAGATTCTTTTCTACTGTACTCCAAGTTTCTCCATAGCGTATGTAATCAAAGTGCGGGCCAATACCATCTACACTGATATCTAGTGCCACATGTTTGAATTGGGTCAATGTATCAATGTATCGTTGATTCCAAATTGTACCATTGGTATTGATGTGCAGACTTTGTTCATGTGCTAGATTTTTATCCACAGCCTGTTTCAAGATGTCAAACACATTACTCAACAGCATGGGCTCAGCACCATAGATGTCATAGTATTTGACATCAGTCAACCAGGACTCAAGTTCTGTCCATAATCTAGTGTTTTCGGGTTCGTAACTACTCTTAATTCTTCCCCAGCTGGCCAGATACTTTTTGTAGTCAGGTTCTTGCTTGTGTGCTTCTAGTTCCCAATAGTCACGATACCATTTGCTTGACACTTCGGGCCAGCATGTTCTACAGGCCAGGTTACAGGTGTTTCCAGGTTTGAGATCAACCAGCTGTGGACGATGTGCGTTTTGTGGCAGGTACTTGAACTGCTGATTGGCCACAAGTCTTCGACTGCTACGTCCGGCATTTTCTTCTGCCCAGCAAGCACTACAGTTAGGGTGCTGAATGCCTGCATCTAGGTCTGCTTGTATCTGTTGTCTAGTAGGACTAGTCCATGCATCCTGCAATGTGTTGACGTCAAGGTACAAGTCTTGTTGATTGTTGTCCTGTAGGTATGTTTGGCTGTGACAACACAACAGGCATCTGCCCGAATTGTGTAATGCAATGCCTGAATCTGCCCAGGCGCAATATAATGTTGACTCTTGTTTCATGTTGTAAATATGTATATGGAAACTACCCTCAACACTAAATTCATTGGTATTCGACGCTTTGTAAGCGAACTAAAATTAGAGTTACCATTTGAGCGAGCGCAGATTATCCAAGAACTTGATAGCGAAGCGTGGGTGCCGCACGGAGACGTTGCTCCTGTGGGACACAATCCTTGGCCCAACACACGCTACAAGTGTCTGCGCCCGCAATGGAAGCATAAAGCACTCACTGCCGTCAGTAGATACTTTGGCAGCGTAGAATTCAAGCGTCAAGCCATTGACTGGATGTATCAAGAGTACCACGGTATTGATGTTACTTGGGGTATGGGTGCTGATGAAATGTGCCGTAAATCAAGAACACACATTGAGTTTACCAAAGACATGCCTGGCTTTGTTAACGACATACACACAGATTATCGTCAACTGATTGCCACAGGTATGATTTATTTCAGCGATCACGACACTCCAGATCTAAGTTCTTATTTTTACACTGATCAAAATCGCAGTAATCCCACACGCATTACAACTGCATTTGGAGATGGATGGTGGCACATGAACAACTACGATACCTGGCACGAGGGATGGAATCGCACTGATCAAGTGAGATACAGTGGGCTATTGGGCTTGACTATCTACACCGCCGACTTGCCTGAAGACGATCCACAATTCCCACACTGACGATTGCATATAACCAAGCGTCCTTGATCAAACTCAGGGATAGACCAGGTTTTTTCAATTTCCTCAAACCAAGCCATACACGCTTCCAAACTGTGTTCTATAGCATTGTTAAAACCAATCATGTGTGAGAACTGTGCATTGGCAGCATCGTGCCAGGCACCTCGTCCAAATGTTTTTGGTTCAAATCCAAGATAGCAACAAGGATACACATCTCCTGTGCTGGACACATAGATTGATTTTTTCTTTTCAACTTCACATGCAATAGGTTGCGGAGTTTGCCCTTGTGTGATTTCTTCAAATGTAGTTGACCCATTGATCCGTCGATTTAACATGTCATCAAAACTGCTGTACCACTCCGGCTGTTGACCAATAAAGTGCGTGAGTTTTCCTTTGCGGTCAAACACAGGCCCGACATTTCTGCCATAGTCCATGAGCTGGAAACGTTTAAATCCCATGCTCTCGCTAAGTTCACGTGCTGTCTGTTGCTGATGACGGTTGTGATCAAAGTCAATCATACGCCAAGTAGCATGCCCTCCCGCATCAATAAATGCTCGAGCATTTCGAATCACTGTGCTGTACACAGTATTTTGTCTGTACAGGCTGTGTGTATCTTCTAGGCCATCAATGCAGAAAAACACACAGACATCAAGTTCAGCAAGCCTTTGCCAGAAGTCTGCGCCACGTGCTCCGCCATTGGTGCTGATACCTACGTGTATACGTGATGAATGCGATTGAAAATATTCGATTATATCAATAGTCTCTGTATTCATTACTGCATCGCCAAAGTTACCATTGATATACAATTCATCTAGCTGTTGAATAAATTTAGGTTGAAAAATGCGTTGCGCATCTTCAAGTGTTAAGTCGCGCTCAGTGTACCCATTGTTGTATGGGTATCCGAAGAAACTTCTAGGGCACAATGGACAATTTGCATTGCACCTACTAGAAATTTCCAAATGTACATGACGTATTTGGTCAAATGCGTACATTAGCCAGTTTTGATCTTTCCAAGTAACTGTCTGAGCTTGGCGCTTTGCACGTCACCATCTACTTTGGCCGGTGGTTGTTCCCATGCAGGAGTTCCTGTAGCTCGCTCCCAGGATGTGGACTTGGAAGTGTTACCTTCTATTTCATCTGCTGCCTTGACTTGACTACGAGCTTTGATACTATCCATTAGAGAACTTTGTGGCTTGTTGTAGCCTGTGCCCTCGTCGCCACCTTCGTCTGTGATACGCATGGTTTCAATATTGTATTCCAAGTCAATCTTTTGTCCCACACCTGTTGATGAGCGAGACTTCATACACTGGATCTGATACTTGCCGCGCTCTTTCATGGCACGACTTGTAAAGATACCGAACACGTTATCCGCTGTGTTGATCTTGGAAATACCACCTGAAATGTGTGAGTGATCAAACTCAATCTCTTCCACAGCACTACGATTCAACTGCGATGCTGTTACCATTAGCACGCCCAGTTCCTTGGCCAAGTTACGCAACTCCTCACTCACGTACTTGTCTTTGACAAACAAGTCATTGGGACTGACTTTGGCAGAGACTGGCATCAGCAAGTCCAAGTAGTCAATCATCATAAAGTCCACTTTGATGCCTGTTTGGATCTGTACTTCTTTAATGTAACTGCGGATGTCGTTAATGTTGCTTTGCGCTGGCAATGCTTTAACACGATACTGTCCAGACTTCTTGCCCACAAGCATGACCTTCATTGTGGTTGTGTCAATGTCCTTGCGAATATCTTTGGTGCTCATTTGCGTTAACATAGCATCTGTACGCAAACTTGTGAGCTCTTCTGAAAGTTCTAGTGTAATATACACACCACTCAAACCTTGTTGTAACCAGTTCAATGCAATGTTCATCATCACAAGCGATTTACCTGAGCCTGATCCACCTGCAAAGATGTTGAGTTCACCACGGCTGAATCCACCATACAACAACTTGTCCAGTTGTGGCCAACCTGTTGAAACTTGCCCACCTGAATTAAAGTACTTGTTAATACGAGCACTGGGATCAGCAAAGTAGTCTGTACCCATGTCTTTGGTCAAGCTAATCTGCACGGCGTCTTTGATCAGTTTCTCTACTGGATCAAACTCGCCCTTTTCCAACAAGTCTGCTGCCTTTAAAATAGCACGTTCAAGTTCTTGACGTTTGGTAAATGCTTCAAACTCCTGCATGAACCAATCATAGTGTCCTTGATTCAAGTCTGGCACTGGCGCAAGTTTAACTCCTGTGGTTGCAGAAATCTGCAACCTGTCGGGCATGGTCTTGTGCTTGTCACTGTGTTCTTTGATGAATTCTGCGGCTTTGCGCAGACTACGGTCAAAGTTCTCTGGGTTGTAAATATTTTGAATGCGCACATAGCTAGACGCATCTTCTAACATCATCTCTAAAAATAGTCTTTGGACATCAAGTCCGTAATCTTTTATCATTGTGCCAACCTTTACTCTGTTTTAATTGTTGCTTGAAATATATCATTGTCTATGTGTGTCCAAGTTATCAATGAATCATTGAGTAAACAAGCATCTCCACATTGTGATTTGTTATCTAGATGTAAAAATCCACTGGGTGTTCCATATATACGAATTCCTAGTTGTTCTGCAACCTTGCACAAGTTAACTAATCCAATACTTTTTCTGTGAACACAAGGAATCCAGGCCTGTCCTACTACTAACCAGGATTTAACATGTGGGACTGATGTAGTATAATGCTTGATAAAACTGTCAATGCTGTATAAAGCAAATGTGCTCGGGCCAAAAACTCTGTCAATCATGTGCTGACTCATAACATAATTATTGCATTGTTTTACCAACTCTGACATAACATCTGCATCATATTTTCTCCAATTATAATGCAACAGTGTGTTATAGATACTTGGATCAGAATAATCAATTTTGGTGTGATATGATGCATTTATAATACTATGCCAAGAATATTGACTGAGATTTTGACTTAGTTGATCCAACCAAATCAATTGTTGTGGTGTTACATTTTTATCGTTTGGTATTTTTTCCCAAAGATTAATGCATATTAATCCGTTTATATCATCTAAGGTCATTTTTTAATTTTATTAAGTTTTTTAACAAGATGTTTTTTAGATATTTCTATCTTGATTTTACTTGTTTCTCTTGATTGCATTATAGTCAGCAAGGTACCAAGTCGGCCCAACTCTACCACAGCGTCATTTACATCTTTAATGTGCGCAGGCCAGTTGGGTATGCTCACAGCCCATCCTAGTTCTACAGCACGATCAATTAGTTCTAGGCCAGCCACGTCTTGATCTGGCACTACTGTTATTTGTTTTCCTAGACTGCGTATGAGTCTAGCCTGTCCATCGCTGATGGTGTTGTGCATCACGGCAAGGCCTCCAATGCTGAGTGCATCAAAGATACCTTCCATTACTAACGCATGGTCCCAGGCTTTGTTTTGTAGATCTGTGCCAAACACGTAGTTAGGTTGGCTGTCGGATATGTACTTAGGCGTTTTGTTGTCGAGAAATCTACATGTATAACCCACAATCTGGTCATTATGGGTAAATGGAATTATCACATGCGGTCTTGTCCAGTGGATGCCGTCATTTTGTATCTGCACCATGACAGGAAAGTCTTCTGGCACCTTCCTCGAACGCACATAGTCTCTGTAGTTGCCTTCATCAGTCAACAGTTCAGCGAACGGTGGCAAGTCACGTTCTTCAAACTCAATTGCAGAAAGTGAGTTAAAAGTTTTTTGACGATCGTCTAATATGCCATTGATACTTCTGTGCCGCAGACTTTCCAAGTTAAGATAATCAATTTCCGCATCGGGTACACCAAACCAGTTCAAGAGCCTACGGGCCTTGTAGCTCACTGAGCGGCCAAGGATAAAGCTGGCGGTGTATCCACAGTTGAAGCAGTGATAACTCCAGCCCTGTTCAGAGGCCTTGAGTCCACCACGGCTGCGTTTGTCAACGCTGCCAACATTGTAATGGCAACACACCGCATTGAAGCTGATCCATCCAGATGGAGTGTGTTTGCGTTTGCCGGGTAAGTAGGAGACAATGTCTAGCATCTGTTTAGTATAACAGATTAATCGACAAAGATCAATCAGCGATACATCAAATTGGTAACAGTGCCGTTGTTTATGACAACATTGGCATACACAGGATTACCAAATGTAATTGGCAAGTAACCTGAACCGCCATCGGTCACTGTGATTGGTCCGCATCCGCCATCAGCACCCAGAGTGGCTGTGGCCTTGGCTCCTGCACCGTTGCCCACAATCAACACATTTGGAGGAGCAACATAATAGTATCCAGGATTGTTCACAGTGATTCCTGTGACCACACCATCAACCACCGTGGCAGTGGCAGTGGCGCCCCAGCCTTGACTTTGATTAAATGCCACACGGATTAACGGATGGAATCCCACAATGTTGAGATAAATGGTTTCTGTGGCATTTAGATACGAAGTAGATGTGGTTACATCATACCAAGGTGCTTCATAATCCTGTGCGCCTTGTGCTTTGATTGTGCCAGTAAAATGTGTTAGATCCATTTTGACTGTGGTCAAGCTAGCACCCACAGTAGGAATCTGGCTGGAGTAGAATTCTGTAGTTTGAGTATAGTTAATAGGTTGCGGATTCAATGCCCAATCAGGCCAACCACTAGGCGGATTCTGTGGCCAACTCATAGGGCCGTAAATTGTGGGTATGGTCAAGTTGGCGCTGTCTTGAAACTGCGGCAACACTGAGTCTACGATGTTGCAGTCTGCTCGTGCTTGTGAGTTAGCATCTGTGTACACAGCTTGCACATAGTTGCCTGATGTACGCTGAATACTGTAGCTGGCAGGCTGTGCTATTAAATCAATAGTGTCCTCGCCTGTCAGCACTACTTTGACTCTGCCAGTTGCGGCACTGAGTATTTCCATCTCTTTGCTGAGCAGTAATTCATCGCCATTTTGGCTGATCATGCGGAACACAAATGTGCTGCCTGTAACGTTTACAGGCTTTTGATCTTGGTTGATAAATTCAAAGAGTAGAACATTATCTACACCTTTGTTAACGGTTAATTGTTTTGCGTACACTGGGTCGTACCTCGCTGTGAAATAGCCACCACTGGTGTCAATCAATAATACTCTGGTAATTTGCTGATATAAGTAAGCAGTGGTTGAATACATAG